GTACCAAGCCGGTGACGCGCTGAAAGCCATGATGCAGGAGGCGACTGCGCCATTAGGTCGTGACGGTATCCTTACGGTGGAAGGACGTGTAGGCATCCGTCTTCCTAATGGCTTCTATATTAAGTATCCAAACCTACGTCAGCAGTTGAATGAGGACGGTCGCAACGAGCTGGTGTACGACACCAAGCGTGGTAAGACGACAATACCGAACCGAATATATGGCGGAAAAGTGGTGGAAAACGTGTGTCAAGCAGTTGCTAGAATAGTCATAGGCGAGCAGATGTTAAACATCGCCAAGAAATACCGCGTAGTTATGACCGTACACGATGCGGTGTGCTGCGTAGTACCCGAACACGAAGAACAAACAGCCAAAGAATACGTTGAGATGTGCATGCGGATGCGACCTAAGTGGGCACTGGAGCTGCCACTCGACTGTGAATCTGGCTCTGGCGATTCCTATGGAGGATGTAAATGACCACTTGGAGCTACAGCAGTATCAAGACGTTCGAGCAATGTCCCAAGAAGTATTACCACTTGAAGATTGCGAAAGACGTAAAAGATACGGGCAGTGAGGCTACGATCTACGGACAGTCTGTGCATACGGCTGCCGAAGAATACATACGTGACGGCAAAGATATCCCCAAGAAGTTCGACTTCATCAAGCCAATCCTTGACTCACTGAACAAAATTGACGGTGAGAAGCACTGCGAAATGAAGCTCGGTGTGAAGATCGAGGACGACTACGAGATTTGTGACTTTTTCGACCCTGACGTGTGGTGGCGTGGTATCGCCGACTTGGTAATAGTAAATGGTGATACAGCTTACTCGGTGGACTACAAGACCAGTAAGAGTGCTAAGTATGCGGACACTAAGCAGCTAGACCTTGTGGCTGCTGCGATATTCACAAAGTTCCCTGAGGTCAAGAAGATCAAATCTGCACTGGCTTTCGTAGTCAGTAAGGATTTCATCACCAAAGAGCATGTGCGTGAGGACAGAGATAAGTATTTTCAGGTGTTCAGCCCACAGCTAGACCGCCTCAATACGGCGCAAGAAACTGACGTATGGAACGCAAATTCCGGGCCTCTATGTCGTTATTGCCCTGTAATATACTGTGAGCATAACTCAAAACGGTAGGAGATTCCGATGCCTTATGTAAACAAGAAACGTCCTTACAAGAAAGAGTACGAGCAGTATCAGGGTACTGAAGAGCAGAAAAAACGGCGCGCTAAGCGAAATGCAGCTCGTCGTATGCTATCTAAAGAGGGTGTAGTAAAGAAGGGTGACGGCAAAGACGTTGACCACAAAAAGCCTTTATCAAAAGGTGGTACAAACGCCCGCAGTAACCTGAAGGCTAAACCTAAATCTAAGAACCGCTCATTTGCACGGACAAGTACAAGAAAAGTTAAGTAATGGAAGTAGTCGATAACAAAGCCGTAATCATACGGACTAGAAACCCACAACTAATCACGGACACCATAAAGAAAAGCAAAGTCCTTGAGCAGCTTAATGATGAGGTTTACAGCGTAGCCGTAAACTGGGGCTTGGACGAGATGCAGCAGCTAGCAGCTTTGCCGTTCAAAACCCCGCCATCAACAATCAACAGGGACTACCAGTGGACAGGTAAGTTCACTCCGTTTGACCATCAGCGTGAAACCGCTGCGTTCCTTACGGTGCATAAAAAAGCCTTTTGCTTTAACGAGCAAGGCACAGGCAAGACTGCATCTGTAATCTGGGCTTCAGACTACTTGATGAAACAAGGTCGCGTGAAGCGCGTACTAATCCTCTGCCCACTGTCTATTATGAAGTCTGCATGGCAGGAAGATTTGTTTAAGTTCGCTATGCACCGTAGTTGTTCTGTAGCTTATGGCAACTCTGCTACACGTAAGAAGATCGTATCTGCTGGCGCCGAGTACGTTGTACTTAACTTTGATGGGCTTGCAGTAATCAAAGACGAGATTAAAAACGGTGGCTTCGACATGATTGTTGTCGATGAAGCTAACGCATACAAGAACGTGCAGACCAATCGTTGGAAGGTACTCAAAGAAGTAATGCAAGGCGTGGAATGGCTTTGGATGCTGACAGGTACACCGGCAGCGCAAAGTCCTACCGATGCTTACGGCTTAGCTAAGTTGGTTAACCCAAAGTGCCCTAAGTTCTTCGGTCACTTCCGCGACAAGGTGATGTACAAAGTTACCCAGTTCAAATGGATGCCAAAGCCTGAGTCGCAAAAGGTAGTACACGAAGTGCTGCAACCTGCGATTCGGTTTGAGAAAGACCAGTGCCTCGACTTACCTGAGGTTACGCACGTACAGCGTGAAGCTCCGCTGACCCCACAACAATTGAAGTATTACGAGCGCATGCGCAAATTAATGTCTATCGCCGCTGACGACGAAGAAGTTACGTCTGTTAACGCAGCCACAAACATTAACAAGCTACTCCAGATATCAGGCGGTGCGGTCTATACGGACACTAGAGAAGTCATTGAGTTTGACGTAAAGAATCGCCTACAGACTATCCTTGAGGTAATCGAAGAGTCCTCACACAAAGTACTTGTATTCGTGCCGTTTACGCATACCATCGAACTTCTGCGCGAGTACCTAGAGAAGAAAGGCTACACCTGCGGCGTAATCAACGGCAAAGTATCAGTGAACAAACGGAGCGAGCTAGTTAAGCAGTTTCAAGAGAACCCTGATCCGCACGTAATGATTATTCAGCCACAGGCTGCATCTCACGGACTAACCCTAACGGCGGCGAACACCATCATTTGGTACGCTCCGGTGACTAGCGTTGAGACCTACCTTCAGGCAAACGCTCGCATAAATCGACCCGGTCAAAAAAATGCAATGACCATCGTGCATATTCAAGGTAGTGACGTAGAGAAGCGGCTCTACCGGATGTTGCAAAGTAACATTAACAATCACGAGAAGATCATCGATCTTTACCGTCAAGAACTAGGAGATTGACATGCCTAAAATTGAACAAGAATCGCAGTTAGGAGAAGTACGTGAAGATGGCTCACAGGTCATATTACCCGAAGTCGAAATCACGATTAAAAACGCTAGAACTGAAGTGGAGTATGACGATGATGATCATGCTGCCGCTGATGTTGCTGACCCTAATACTGACACTACCGATGCTGATATTTCTCGCAGTGTTACCTTACGGGTTCTCAAAGGCGTAGATGGCTCAGGTCAAGCATAATAATTTCATCCCATAGTAGCTGTGGGCTGTTAGTGAAAGAAGTTAAGGACACGGTACTACTGGCTACCGTAGCTGCAAGCCAGTAATTTTAAAAAATTAAACCGATCCCCCTTGACATTGTCCAACTCAATGTTAGGATAACAAAACCCAAAACAAAAACAGAGGTAAAAAGATGTCAGAAACCCGTAAATATACGGCAGCACAACTCGTTGCCGTTTACAGGAAGATGCGCTCCAAGCTGCAAGAGATGGAGCAAGCACATAAAGAACAAGTGGCAGGGTTGCATGAGCAACTCGATGCCGTTTCCCAAGAATTGTTAGCCATTTGCAATGAGGAAGATGCGGATACTATTCGCACTCCCGAAGGCACGATCTCTCGTGTGGTATCTACCAGATTCTGGACGAGCGATTGGGAATCTATGTATGAGTTCATTAAAGAGCATGATGCTTATCATCTGCTTGAACAACGGATTCATGGCAGCAATATGCGTCAGTTCCTTGAAGAGCATGAAGAATTAATGCCGATGGGGCTGCAAGCCGACCGTAAGTACACAGTTCGTGTACGTAAACCCTATATGAAATGAGGTACAACATGACTAATGAAGTAAGTTTGTTTGGCAACACCGACGTTGCTATCCCTAAGCGTGAAAGTGCGCTAAGCCAAGTATTCAAACCACAAGACGATACGCCTAAGCAGAAAGGTAATCGTATTACTACCAACAACAAAGGCTACTTTAAGAAAACAGTAGCAGGTCAAGAAGTTGGTCAGCCAGTTCGTGATGAGCTTGAGGTTGTGATTATCAACGCATTACCAAAAGTATCTCGTGAGTACTACTCAACTGAGTATGAAGAAGGTAACACCCGCCTTCCTGACTGTTGGTCAAACATGGGCGACAAGCCAGAAGAAGGTTGCGAAAGCCCACAAGCATCATCAT